GTGGATGAGGAGGATGTGATAGCATACATCATTGAGGTTCGTGAAAACCCAGATTGTATGGCAGTTGAATGCGTGGGGTACACACACGACCCTATTGTATCACACCTCACCGGTCGTCCAGACCGGATCGCGGTAGTTGATAACATGTTGTTATCAGCCCGTGAAGTCCGTGATGTGGGTGAAATAACCCAAGTCAACGAGTGTGTCGTTGAATCCCCCAGCTCAAAAACTGGGGTAGCTTTGCATTCACAGTGCAATGACGTCGTCCAAGTGACGACAGGTTTGGTTGCTGACATTGCCACCGCTACTGCGGAGGAGGTGTTGGACGCTGAAGAAGTGGTGAATTCTGGTTTATCTAAGCCGAGTTCAGTGTACAGGGTATGTCAGGATGTGGTGGAGGTTAAACATCACCGTAGGCTGCCCCACTCGAGTAAGGGGAAGTATGTTGCCGCAAGTGTGTCTGAGATCAAGAATCGTCTTGGTTGTCCGAAACCCACTGAGGCAAACAAGCTGGCCGTCCGTCGTATGGCGTTTAATAACGCTACACAACATGGCATCCGGCCTACCCACTTGAGAGTTGTCATTGAACAGATTGTCGCAGGAGTGTTCGTACCGGACGATCATGACCTGATGGCAGCTAGAGCATTGGCCAGTAACACCCAAAGTGTGTTGGAAGACGAGTTGCGAAATGCACAACCGAAAGGTGCGTGGACTCGTTTGTTCAACAGCCATTTTCCTCGCCTGTCTCGCAGCCGTGTTTCGCGGTTGCGGTCTCAGGAATGAGGGGGCCTTGGCATGGTGGAGGGGGTGTCACAAACTACTAGTTTAAGTGACCCCAGGCTAACCGTCACCAAACATGCTAAGGACCCAGCCAAGCCCCGCAGGTTGTTCTCCATTACGGAGTTGTCACCCAACCTGGATCTAGGGGTAAATAATGCTGACATCGGTACATTGGAGTGTGCGTTACTTACACGCATGTACTACTGCAAAATCGGAAACGATTTTGTAGCTCCACCACCGGTAAACACGGATCTGTTTGCCGGTAGAGTCGCTAATTTTAAGCGTTCCCTATTGGAAAAATCCACCCGCACCACCAGGTTTACCTTGCAGGAAACTGTTGAGACGTACACTGGTCGTAGGAGGACGATTTACGGTAACGCTTTAAAGAAGTTGACTCAGGTCGGACTATCTCGACGAGACGCTATGAGCATAGCGTTCGTCAAGATGGAATTGGTTAATCCGGAGAAGGCCCCGCGTTGCATACAACCGCGCGATCCCGCCTATAACCTCGAACTCGGGTCATACATCAAGGCAGTCGAACACCGTATTTATGACGGGATTAGACGTGTCTATGGTGATGGACCTACAGTGATGAAGGGTTACAACGTAAGCGAGATCGGCGCCATAGCGCGAGGGAAGTGGCGAAGTTTTTCTTCACCGGTAGCTATTGGACTTGACGCCACCAAGTTCGATATGCATGTATCACCAGCAGCGTTAGCATGGGAACATTCCATTTATATGGAGATGTTTGACCATGACCCACACCTTAAGAAACTTCTGTCTTGGCAGATGAAGAACAAGGGTGCTGGTTACTGCTTGGATGGCAAACTGAAGTATACCGTTGAGGGCAAACGGTTCAGTGGGGACATGAATACAGGGTTAGGAAACTGTATCTTAATGTGTGCCATGATACATGCTTATGCGGAATCAAGGAATGTGAGAGTGAAGTTGATGAACAACGGTGACGAC